GACATCGGGCGTCAGGTCCGGCAGCCAGAGCACGGTGCTGTTGGTGTGCATCAGCCCGGGCCACGTCACCTCGTCTATGCCCCACCGGACTTGGACGAACATCAGGTCAGGGCTGCTCGACGGGAGCCACTTGATAGCCACGCCCCGGAACCCCGTAACAACAACCACATCCTGTGGCTGCCCGGGAGCCGTCAAATCTTTGGCAGTGGTTATACTTACGACTGTGCTATACGTACTCTTATTCTGCGACTGATCAACCGAGTAGGCCCGGCCCCAATAGGTAGTGTTTCCGGCCACGCCTTCAAAAGCAACCTTGGCAACTTCTTCGCCAAGAAGCAACTTTAACGGTTGAGTCCAAACTGGTTGCGGATTGGCATCGTCGCCGTCGTTATCACGAGTAAGTTCGATGTAACACCCAAAATAGTCCGCCACCGCACCATACTGCGATGCTTGGTCGAGCGTAGCAATAATGCGGACTACTGCGGCCCCATTAGAATCTTTGGCCGTATCAGTCGTCAGAGTTAGCCCAGTCGGAACGGGGGGTGCAGTAAGATCACGGGTATTTTCTGATACATCCCGAATAGTAACGGTATTGGAAGTAATAGTATTCTGTGACTTTGACCAAAGGTCACCTAAAGTTACGGGGTTACTTCCAAACGATACGGTATAGAAAGCTGTGTCAAGGTCAACAAACTTGGGCTCTACTTCGTTGATGTGGAACCAGCCCTGCAGTCCCCATTGAGCATTGCGGATGTGGATTACCTGCCCAGCCCGAAGACCGGGACGCCAAGTTGTAAACTTACCGTCTTGCCGGTTACTCTGCGTAGCAAGATAGGCCAGGGCAGCTGTATCACACGCACCTGTAGTCAAAAGGTTAATATCCCGAAGCACAATCAGTCGCTGCTGACCTGCTGGAGGGGCTGAGCCGCCACGATATTTAGTGGATGTGACCCCCGCACCCAGAACCACTACGGTATTTACGTAGTCAATAGTATCATCCGGATACTCAAAGTCACGGCACGGAAAGGTAGTAGTACCGTTTGGGTTCTGTACATCAATGCTAAACGGTGCCGTAGCAATCTCGGTCTTGAAGTAATGAAGCTTCTGGTTGTAGTCCACATACCACTCACACCCCGTTACGGAGCAGACCATATCAAGGGCCGCTGCAAGTGTCAGGCCCTGGAAATCCATGGCCAGAAGGTTGTTTGGCTCGACCTGCTGAACAAATGCTGTCGTTGCGTCGACGCCCCGTGTTCCATAAGTAGCAAAGAGCCAACGTATTCTTGCCTGGTCCTTTTCGGTTGCAGTACGGGGCCCTGTACCAACTGGCACCCAATCGTCGGAGGGGTCAATTGTATAATCCTGCCCCTCAATTTCCCAGATTCGAGTCCCCGTTACATTAAGGTCTGTACGCGTACGCCGACGAACGTACCCCCCGAACTCCTTTACACTTTGGTCCGTAAGCGAAATAACTGACTCATTTAAGACGTTTAACGTAAATGGAGTCGTACTAATAGCTTCGGCGTAGAGCGCGACAACTTCCGCCGCAGTAAGAACGCGGTCCCACAGCGCAATTTCATCAAGTGACCCGGGGAACCAAGACGCGCCTGCCTGCGTAGCAGCCATGGCCAGAGCACTTGTTGACGCACACGTCTGGTTTGTAAAAGTCCCTGCGACTGCCGAACCAGCAACATAAACTACAACAGTTGCCCCCGTCTTCGTTGCGACGGCATGCTGCCACGTCTGTGCCGTATAAGTCGGGGTCGATACCCAGATATCGCCCGTACCGACCTTTGACAGGACCAGCTTATTCGCAGCGTTCAGGTACAAAGCAAATCCGCCCGTCGCATACGAAACGAGGTGCTGAATTGCTCCTTGCGTAGCCGACCGTTTGAACCAGCAACTAATTGAGAACGTATCGACGAGCGTCGGACCAGTTACTACCGTTACCCGCTGCGACGTACCGTTAAATGTAACGGCAGTATTCGTATCGTACGAAATCGGACCGGTTACATTTCCTGTTGGACTCGCAACGTACGTACCGTTGTACACCCCGATATAATCAACCGCCGTACCAGTCCCCGGCGACGCCTCACCTAAACGCCACCAGGCAAGTGGACCACGCGCCAACATATCGTCCGCCCACCGAATCGTTCCCTGCTCAAGCAGACGGCATGAAAAGGTTCCGATTCCCGCATATCCGCGGTTCTTGATTTTCAGGGTATCGAAAGGACGAACGTAACTCTCAACCTGGATTCCGGCAATACTAAGTGTCCACGCCATTTAACGCCTCGCCGTCTGAAGCCGAAGCGCTGTTGACATCTTTGTCATCAGTTCGTGGACGTCACGGTCGCTGCCGTTAAAGTTTTCAATCTGTACAAGGGGACCATTAACAGTAACCCCAGCCTTACCGTTATCGCCGCGTAACCCGCTGGCGAACTCTTTCGGAATAACCATCTCGTGCGGGTCGAGCATCGCCGGAAAGGACCGTGGACCGGTATCCCAAGCACCCTTACGGAAACGGGGAAGATTGATTAGAGGCAACTGCATTCCGTTCCAGTCAAAGCCAGCAATCCTTACCTTGCCCGCCGGTCCCATGTCGATTGTAAACCCGTCAAAGTGAACCTGAATCTTGTTAATCGCCCGAACAATAGTATTGAGGGCCCCCTGCATCAACCCAAGAATACCGTTGGCAAACGCCTTCCCCATCTTCTTCGCGCCTGCACCAAATTCACCAGCAATCTTGGGGACATTCGTCGTGAGCCACTTAACGACATCACCGAACATTTTCCCAACGTTACCAGGAATCTTCCCAAGTTCGGTACCTATATTTTTCACAAAGTCCGAACCGGCAGTTGTTCCCTTTTTCGCCAAGTCCCCGACGAATGTTGTAACCTTAGTCCATGTATCCGAAAGGAATCCGCCAATCTTACCCGGAAGCCCTGTAAAGAAGGAAGTAATGTTACTAACAAAATCACTTCCACCTTTGGTTGCTTTCTTCCCCAAGTCTGCAATCCAGGTCGAGATGTTCTTTTTGACCTCGCCAATGAACGTTCCAATCTTCCCAGGTAACTCGGAGAAGAAGGTCGTAACATTCGCAACGAACTCTTGGCCCAAAGTAAGTGCTTGACCCGGCAGGGCAACCAACCATCCAATAGCATTTTGCCCGAGAGTTACAGCTATCGAAACGAGAATAGCAGCCCCTGTTAAGAGCGCGGACGCAAGCTGCGCCATAATGTCAAGGCCTAGTTGGAACGCCTTACCGGGCAGCTCAGAGAAGAAGGTCGTAATACTTGTCCAAGATTCGTCAATGAACCCTGTAATTGCAGCAGGCAACGACCCGAACCAGTCAAGAACGTCGCCGATAAAGTCTTCGGTACTAGCAACAGCATCCTCGCCCCCGTCTGTAAATCCGGAAACGATGCTTGCAAACCAATCACCAACCCCGTCAATGATATCGTTGAACGTCCCCTCAACTGCCTCCCAGACCTTATCAAGGTCAAATGCCTCTATAAGATTTGTCCCGAGGTCAGTAAACATACCCGGAAGTTTGTCCGCAGTTTCAGCAAGGAAGTCCCAGATAGCTTGCGCCGCCTTAGGTAACCCCCTTGCGAGGGCTGCCGGAGCTTCCTTATTTGCCCAGATACTGAAGGACTGAATCCATTCACCCAGATGGGCAAGGATAGTTGGGCCCATATCAATAATGAACTGCCAAATGGCAAGCCCTATCCTTGGAAGGTTCAAAGCCAACTCTACCAAGGCCCCCGGAATCCACTCAAGGAAGCCTTCTGCCAGCCCCTTCAAGGCGTTCGCCAGTCCGGGGACACCTTCTTCAAGAACCCACGTAACCGCCCCGTTAATCCCATTACGGATTGTTTCCCCGATATCTACTTGTCCAGGGTCAATCCCATTTGTAAGAACATCCTGAAGCATCTTCATTCCATCATCGGCAGCCTTTACGATGTTGTCACTGAAGATGGTTCCAATAAGTGCCCCGATAGACGCCCCCAAGACCAAGCCCAAACCTGGAATAGGAATAAGGAACCCTAAAATTCCACCAATCGCAGCGCCAAGCAACGTCGGCCATCGGGTCGCAGCATAACCGGTAAATCCGGTTATCCATGCTTGGGCCATTTCTTGCCCGGCCTTTTCGATCGCCGCCTTGTCCGTAAATATCTTTTCGTCAATCGGAACCCTATGAATGACGTCCTTCGGAGCCCCAGTATCAACTGCCCCCTTAACGCCCTTCTTACCCGCCCCGCCCCCACTCGCGGCTGTTGAGGATGCCGCAGCCTCTTTCATTGCACTGGCAGTACGTTCGACTTGGGTCGCAATTAACTGCCAAACCTGAGCTTGGTAATTCAACTCGTCCCGTTGAGCCTGGTAAATGGCTAACTGGGCATTGATCGGGTCCAAGGCCTTATTAAGCTCATCGGTCAGTGCTTTCATCTGCTCTTCGAGCGGAATGGCCGCAACTTGAGCCTTCAACGACTCCTGTTCTTCAAGGAGCCGGTTCTGCTCTTCCGCCTTGTCAACCAGGTCTATCTGGGATTGAATCTGTGCCTGCAACCACCAGTCACCTTTAGCCGCAACCAATTGCTGCTGTAGGGCGTTCTTCTTAAGCGCAAGGTCAAGGTCCCGCTTCTTATCCGCAACCGTGTACGTAGCCATTAAAAGGTCGTACTGCTTCTGAAGTGGCGCAATCGCGGTGTCGTACGCGGTTCGAAGACGACTGGCCGTAAGTTGAAGCTTGGCCGTATTCAGGTCAAGAAGGCCAATTTTATCGTTCAGGCGTGTAATGTTCGCTTGAACGTACTTTGCTGACGCCTCCATGGCCTTAAGGGAACCGGCAATTTTCGCCGGAATGGAAGTAATGGGTGTCAGGTCGGCGGACAGTGCACCCTGAACCCATGAGTCAATAACTGCTTTTCCGCCAGAATTGATTTTGGACAGCGGACCCTTTTTCGGCGGGGAATTGCCAATAAGGTAGTCAGAGACGTAATTGACAATTGCATTAACAATCGTGACAACGTACGTTCGGTATGCGTCCCACATACCCTGCGCATACGCCACAATAGCATTCCAGCCACCAGTTGACAAGTTCTTTATCAACTGATTTGTTAGGGCCATGACCGAAGTTATAAAAGTCTGGACGGACCTGATCCAGGTTACCACTCCAGTGATAAGTGACCGGCCAAACGTCAGGATAGCTGGAACGGCATTCTGCAGGATTATTACTAGTGCCCGAACGACAGTCGCCACTTTGTTAACAAAGTCAACTGCCCGTTGATCCTGAACTAGCAGCGAGAAGGCATAAACTATATTCCGAATAGCCTCAAAGGCCGGCTTGAGTGCCGTGCCTCCAAGGTTGGACAATGTGTCCTTAATCGTAGACATCGACCCAGTAAAGGTCTTGGCCTGCTCCACCATCATGCCGCCCATGTTGGACGACTCAATGCCCTTTACAAGAGCATCAATTGCCTTGTCAGCTGGAATTACCCCCTTACTGACCATGTCCTTGATGGCGGCTTCAGACTTTCCAAAGGCCTTACCCAGAATCTTGTAAACTGGAACACCCAACATTGCCAGGTCTCTGATGTCTCGACCCGAAACATATCCCAGCTGCTTCATCTGCCCAAGGTTATAGATGACCCGGTTAATCATCTCGGACCCGGTTTTGCCCAAAGCTGCCATCATATCTCCAACCGCAGTTAGAGTCGGAATGACATCTTGAGCCGCAAACCCCATACCAATCATGGTATTGGCAGCCGTCTGGAGTCCTGGGAAGTCGAACGGGGTGGTGGCAGCGAACTTCTTAAGCTGTTCGATAAAGGATATCGCCATCTTCTCGTCCCGGAGAAGCGTCTTAAACCCAATTTCGGCTTGCTCCATCCGGGCGTTATATCCGATGAGTGAATCCTTTACGAAGTTCAACCCTTTCCCGAAGACCATCATACTTGCATTGGCAATAATCATCCCACCGGCGACTGCGCCCATCTGTGAAATGAAGTTCCGGGACGTCTTAGTAGCTTGCCCCATTGACTGCTCATACTGCCGGGTATCTCCCCGCAGTAGAATGTCAAAGGTTGCAAGTGTCGTCATTCAGTCCCCTTGTTTGTTCCGCCAAACCAAGTATTGATATCTATAACCTTACCCAGAAGGGCTTGGTTCAAAGCCTGGACATCCTCCTCAGGCGGCTCCAGGATTTCATCTGTTCCAACTGACTCCCACAACCCGACCCAGTCAATAAGGAAGTCCTTGTATTCGTACGGTTCCGGACGCTTATCTTCATTCCGAACAATGTTCGCAATGAAGGCAGTCATGCGGGCAAATAAAAGGTCGAGTCGACGATCCCCCCAAGGTTCGATTCCTTCTATTGCCCGCCACTCTTGAAACTCCCGGGAACTTACGGCTTTTTGGACGTCTTTGACTGAGGAAGCGCCGAGGTGGCCTGCAAGTCGGAACCAGGCTCGACGCTCGGGTCGTTTCCCAATTCAACCGTTAAGTCACGAACATCATCTTCAGTGTACCCCGAAAGGCGGGACGCCACATTAAAGAGTCGTGTAAGGGCTCCTGCGTTCTTCTCTCCGAGGGCACCCACTTGATTCGGCTCAAACAGATGGCGCCCATCGACATCAACTGCCGCTGCTGCAATCAACTTAGCCCGGAAGTTGTTGAAGTTTACAGAACGGTTACCACCCTTTTCGGTGACCATGGCCGCCTCCAACCGGTCGCGTTCGACGCCGGTCAGAGAACGAATGGTTACGATAGCGTGCCACTCCGGAACTTCAACATCCTCCGTCCTCGTATCATCCTGAGCCAGAATCTCGTCGGCCGTAAGCCTCTTAAAAGGTACCAAGTCTCCCATTTCCATCGCCTCTCCCTACTTGTCCGTCTCTTACGAGATGGTCGGCTGACCCGAAATCTTCAGCGTAATCGATGCCTTCTGGGTCCCTGCAACAGGATTGGCCTGTCCGAACCCAACAACATATGCCAAGAAGTTCCACTGCTTAGCAGCAGTCGTTGGCATCAGCAACTGAAAGCCACGTAGCTTCCGGTTGATCATTACGTACAGAACACCCGTAGACGCCTGCTCGTGCGTCGCTGCATTCGGGTCGTACAGAATGTCAAACGTCACATTGCCCGACCGCTTAATCGTTGGGATGAACTCTTCGTACCCACCAGAGCTGGACTGATTGGTCGTCTCCTCAGTGTCAATGGTGAACTCGGGCCCACTGATATCAAGGACCTGAGCGATGGTAGTAAACGAACCGCCACCACCATCTACGCTACCCATCTGAAGGAACGTACCAAATGAACTGTATGCTGGCATTGCGGGGTCGCCTCCTCTTCCTTAAACTGTAGCAAAGACGTTGCTTGGGAGCAGGATAACGGCGAACTTCACCGTAGCAGCGGAACCGGCCATGTAAACCATGCCGTCCGTCTGATTCCAGCCCTTAGGGTCAAACGGCCCAAACATTGCAAACCCGCTCGCAGCAATGCTATAAGCCGTAATGTCGCCCGAACGTCCAAGATAGGCGACCGATGTAAACGTAACAGTGAGAGCGCCGGCGGAGGTATTCTGAACGATGACCAGTTCACGTCCAGTATTCAGCCACCCTTCACCGTCCGTATACGTTCCGGCGACTACAAAAGCAAGGTCTGCAGTAGTCGGCGAAATTGGAAGGGTTGGATATGACCCCTTCGGAATTGCAGGAGTAATAACAAGTCTAGCCACTGATGTGCTCCTTCAAGTCTACTCCTGGATGCCGAGATGCTCCATGGGCGATTACCGCCAAGTCCCCATCAAGGGTTGCATACTTACAAAGCGGGCAGTAGTAATTCGGAAGGTCAGACCAATCCGGCCCCCGAAATGACCTCACAGGACTTGCCTCAACAGCTGCAGCGGCTTCTGCTTCGCGGGCAAGACGCTCCTGATACGGGGATGAATACGCAACGTCCATCGCGGGGACAGCTACAGTCGGTTCGGTAGTCAATGTTACGGACCCCTCCTGAGTTGCAACGACCTTCTCTGGCACCCTTACACCTCCCTAATTACCGAGGCATTAAATCCAATCAGCACCCGGTCATTTGAATCGCGACCAAGAAGTGCAGGACTTGAACTTGGTCGCACCTCAATATAACGGGCACCTGAAAGGGTCATATTGGTAATCTTTCCAAGCGCGACCCAAGCTGCCTGGACCATGGCCCGTACGGACTCATAATCCCTGCCGCGACCCATCACCTGTACCTGTGGGCGTTCTCGGACAGGACCTGTCGACAGGCCGTCGTTCTGGTACTCAGGAGCCATTCCTGGATACTCGTGAACGACGAGAACTTCGTCAGGTTCCTCAGGCCGAAGCCCCGCAAACAGATTGTTGCCCTTTTTGGCGACTCCTTGAGCTTCAAGATAATTGGTCAATTCGGTCAAAAGCATCAGGCGACCCCCTGTGCTTGCATATCTGCCATGACCCGCGTCTCGGACCTTCCGCTACCGACCTCTTCCCGAACCGGAGTTTCAAGGAATTTGGCCTGGCCAACGGCATGTCTCATGTTAAGGTCTTCGTGGATGCGAAGGGCGTACTCAAGAGCAGCTCCGCCGTAGGCCAACACATAAGTAACACCGTGGCTGCTTACATCAAGGGGACCTTCAACGCGTCCCGAAGCGCGGAGGTTCCCTGTATCAACCGGAGTCAACTGCTTCGCCATCGTCATTAGCCGTTCTGATTCTCGGTATACTGCACCGACCAACGCTACATCGGTCAGCTTAAGAAGCCAGTCCATCCGGTCAAAGAAATTGGTAGTAACCTTGAACGCGAATCCGCCAGCCATTAGGTATTCAACTTCGTAAAGTAGGCGCCATTTTCATCCTGGACGGACTCGATGGACATAATGACGGGGTGACTTCCATCAGGTAGTGTGACCCGAGTAGTAGGAGGAATTCTAGTTTGGGTCGACAGGAAAATCTGGGCCGAACTGACCCGCTCTCTTCCATCCTGGTCACGGACCATTGACGTTGTCTGCTCAATTCGGCACTGGTGGTCGACAGCGGCGCCATAGGTAATCACCCCGTAGACATTTCGGGCGTCTACGGGAAGCTCTAGGGCAACGGTGTCGGGCATCAGGAGACGAAGGTCGTAATCAATCATGCGTTAGCATCCACTTCAGGGAGACTAACGAAGTCATGCAACGTCCGGGTGAACGCCGGCTCAACCCGGTCGGTATCAGATGCTCGAGAATCCTTATCGGTCTGACTAATACCACCTGCGTAGGCAAATGGAAGTGACGCCCCGGCATTTCGTGTTCGGGCCCAGAGCGCCGCAGCCAACTTTTCGTACTTGTCCTGCCGGGAACCGGCTGAAAGGCTTAACCCTCCGACGGACTTATCAACTTGTCGGGCGTACTTGGCAGCGATAATTTCGGCAGTCCGAGCAGCTGTCCGAATCTCGTCATCCCCCTCCATGCCGAGCAGGAATTCAATCTCTTCATCAGAGACCTGCGGGTCGGCTTGGATGGTATCTTGAACGTAGAAACGGACAGCATCTATCGGACTGCTGTTTGGATCGCCAGTGTACGACCAGACCATTTGATTTTACTTCCGGTACCCGTAAAGGACTGCGGCTGCCTTGGTGTTCCCCGTTCCGAAGGACGGCACATTCAAGGTAATTGCAGTATTGATCCCTGTGGCCGCCCGCGGCCTTGGAAAGAACACGTAGAGTGGGGTAATTGACGTGGTCGCCCCTGCCGGAATGGGAACATGAAATGTCATTGTTCCCCCAGCAAGTCCGGTTAAAGTGACGTCAATGATGCTTGCACCCGTAGCCCCACCGCCGGTAAGGATGAACCCTTCAACGTAGTTCGTCTTTCCGGCAGTGGCGGCTAGGGTAGCATTGTTTGCCTGCGCGGCTCCGGAGGCAGTATTACTGACCTCCGAAGCCCCTTTGATGACGTCGGGCCCAGCACCCATGGCCTTACGCCTTTCCCTTTTTGACGGCGGCGGAGGGACCCGTCGGGGGCTCGGATCCCTCCTCAATGGCGACCGGTTCAGGAGTTACCTCCGGACCGTCGTCAACATTCGCCGCCGTAGAAACGGAAGAGTCTTCGCTGCCAGAAGTCTCCTCCGCGGATGTGGTCTCTTCCTCAGTTGCCTTCCTCTTCTTAGAGGGAATTTGAGCAGGCTCCGACGAGGGAGAGGACGTCTCGGCCTGCTCAGTGGACGTGTTACCAAACGGGACGGCCAGCCCCCGCCTAATAAGCTGAGCCGCATTTGACGGGTTAGTGATGAGGTCTCCGGGTACCCGGAGAACCCCATCAAGTGTAACCGCCTTGCGACTAGTTACAAGATACTGCATTGTTTGCCCCCTCGCTTACGCGACGGCGGATGTAAAGTACTGCCCGAGGTCGCTCGCTACCATCTTGATGTCGAAGGCCATCTCACCCTCAACCCGATCCGACTTCAGGGCGTCCATGCGGAACCGGGAAATCGTATTTGCATACGAGCCGGCGCCGAGAAGTCCTATCCAGCCGAAGATGTACCCCGCGGACGGAATCATCAGGCCAGGGTTCGGGGCTGCGTAGGCAAGGAGGATTCCCTTGCCGTACATAAAGGCCAGCGAGTCCGCAGCCCCTTCAAGGGCCGTGTTCTCAATGACCATTGGGACGAGATATTCGTCGACTTCAAACAAGGCCGCCAGGAGCTCATTCGTGACGATGCCACGCTGCGTGTACTTAATCCGGTCGATAACGTCCGGATGGTCGAGCAGGGCGTTGTGAACGTCCGGACCCACCACCATCTTATTGGGCTTGAGCCCTGTCTTGGAAGCCAAGACCAGGCGGCGTGCTCGAATGACCTCAATGGGATTCGAGTTCGCGTCGTTGAACTGGAGGAACTGGTTGGCACCGGGTCCACCAGATACACCTGTCTGGTCCGTATTGCCCCAGAGCGAGGTGCCCCAGTACTTCTCCATGAACTTCTTTTCCCGAAGGATTAGAAGGTCACGGCTGACAATCTCGGTCGCGTCACGATCCAGGTCCAGCATAGGACTGTCCTGGCGGGCGCGATCCTGGTCAGCAACGTCCTTGTGGACGGCATACACTCGGCAGCCATAGCTGTCGGTCGTGATCGTCCAGCTAGTCCCGACCGATTCAGTCGCGGGTGCCCGCTCCTGAGCCGCAGTGCGGAACCAGTTGCCCTTGTCGTACTTGTAGTACAGGTCCGCTTGCTTGCTAACTGGGACCTGCGGGAAGACCCGGTCAGCAATGAATTCGGACGCCGACTGCATGTAGGCGACCGAAATGTTCGTGAGAGGAGTGTTGACGTGCAGGTCACTCCCCGTCGGCTGTGCCACGTGTTATACCTCCGGTTTAGCTAAAGTGACCTAAATGAGTGTGATGAGGAAGACGCCCGAACCTTCAATGAAGGTCGTGACCGCACTTGCCTCAATGCTGATAGTGTCCGTGTCCGTGAACGTGTTGGCGGCTGTAATGGCCGAGCTGGCAACTACCGCCCCAACGGCGTAGGTACCGGTCAAGGAAATAACACCGCCCGTAAGATTGGTTGTCCCAATCTCAAGGTTCATGGACGCTGCCTTTGCACCGGTCGTAACAGCCACAGTGACTGCCGCTGCAAACTTGATGATGGTGCCGGCGAAACCGGGCGTCCAGTTAGTAAGGAAGTCACCGTTCGCCAGCGTAGCGAAGTTGAACGGAACACTGACCACGGAACCCTTAGTTCCGGTAGCCGACTTGCCCGTGACTGCAAGGAGAACCGGGATCAACTCGCCGGCACCCTGTGCTGCAGTCAGTGCATAACCCGAAATGGAATCCGACCCGCCTACAGTGACCGCACGGCCAGTGGAGTCAGAAGTGATAGAGGCGCCGGCCGAAATGGCCCCGCCCGCAACGACTTTGGACACGCCGTCGAGCATAATCTCGGCAGCTTCACCGGAGGCGGGCTTGTTCTGAACGACACCAATGGAAGACGCGCCGGCAGTACCGACAATAACCTTACCGTTGGAATCAAGCTTCGCGAACCGGTACTGATTCGATGCAAAGCTGGCCGCAGTAATAAGCGTCAGCTTAAAGCCCGGAATCTCGTACGCCATGTTGTTTTCGACCTCCTCTACCGGTTCAGCGACTCGGCATACAGCCGAGCGCCGTCAGGCGTGTTGATGGCCTCTGAGAAGGCCTGTTCCTTCGTAAGTGCAGGCTTCGTCTTGCGAACTTCCTCTGCCATGGCCTCGATCCGGCGGACCGGTTCGCTGTTCGACGCACCCGACGCACTGGAGCCGAGTTCACTAAAGGCCTGTGAAGTCTTGACCTGCTCGGCGGCTGCCTTCTGGGTCTCGACGTAATCCGTGAACTCCTCCGACTCTTCACCGAAGGACTCGGCGAGGGTCAGCAGAATCTTGACCTGCTTATCAAGGCCACCGACGAACGGTGCACCTGCATCCCGATTTCGGACCACTTCGGTGAAGCGGTCAGTGCGCCGCTCGGTCTCGAGGACGCGTAGGGCAGTCTCAGCTCGGTCGCCCCGAGCCGTTTCGGCTGCAAGCTGCTCAGTGAACGACTGGGTCGCACGCTGAATCTCTTGCTCGACATACGCCTCAATGGCGGATGCCTGTCCCTCCGTAAACGTTTCGGTCATCTCGCTGAACTCCTCTTCCTCTTCGGCCTCGGTATCGTCCTCTTCCTCCTCCTCCTCTTCGTCGGAATCCTCGACGTCATCCGACGCCGTCTCTTCCTCTTCGGCTTCGGACTCGGACTCTTCTACTTCATCCTCTTCTTCAACGCCCTCGGACTCTTCGGCATCGCCGTTCTCGCCCGCGAACTGTTCGCGACCCACTATTTCGACTCCCCTTTCGCTGGCGACAAGTGCCCGAAGGACCTTGTCCTTAAAGAATGGTCGTGTCGTTAGGGCACCGCCCGCGACAACATCCAAATGTTCCTTTCCGGTAGCGGGGTCTTTCCACTGCCGAAACCACTCAGGACTGATGTAGCGGAACCTGTTTCCCTTCAACACCTCCTGGCCACGATCGGTCCACTCAACAAATGCATCCGCGGACCCATCTACATTCATACGCATGTCGGAAATCCATCCGACTGCACCTGACACCTTAAGGTCGTGTTCCAAGTCGAGCGGAATTCGCTCCTGGTAGACCTGACCCTTTACGGATTCAACCATCCGACTGTTGCGGGCGTTGTCAATTACAACGTCCCCAAATTTAGGATGTTCGTACTTTCCGGGTTTGGGGAGGAATGGTACC